AAAACTAAAAATGTTAATGATGTGTTAACGGAAGGTGAGAAAGTGGCGTATTTACTTATTAAATAATACTTTACTTTGGTTTGCTAACGCCTTATTACTTTAAACTGATGATAGATAAAACAATTATCGGTTTAAAAAAGTTAGGAATTACTTGGATATTTAATCCTTGCCTATCCTACATAATCACAACATCAAACAAAAGTGTGTTAACGAAATGTCAATCGTTGACACGAAAAGTGTATGGTGGTTTTTTGAGAACTCCGTTCTTGCATATCTATCCTCAGAACCTAAAAAAGAAAGGATATGATAATGCAAAAGACAAAGTTAAATAAACCTAAAGGCTCAAGGTTTTGGAAATTATTTGTAGAAAAAGATGGTAAGTACAAAGTAATTTTTAAGTCTGAAAGCAAACAACTTGTTAAAAAGAAAAGAGCTGAAGTACAAGCTCAGTCTATAGATACAGAAGCTTTATTAAATAAAAAGACTTTTGTTAATCTATATGAAGAGTTTGCTCTATATAAAATAGAGGAAGCTAATCAACCTTTAGGACCAAGACCACATTCAGTAAAAAATTATATGTGTCATTTTAGAAAGTGGATCAAACCATATTTTAATGACAAAATTTTATTGAATGAAGTAACAATAGATGTTGCTGAAAAATTTTTTAAAAAAATATACGACAAAGGTGCATCTTGGATTACTGCTAACAATGTAGTTAAAACTTTTCAAACCGCTTTAAGATATGCAAAACAAAAACAATACATATCTTCAATCGGTCAAATGGAAGATTTTAAACCTAAAAAAAGAACATCTTTAAAGGCTGCTGATCCTGAAGAAATGGAGAGAAAAGAAACTCCAATGATTACTCTTCAAGAGGCTAATAGGTTATTAAAAGTTTTATATCCTAAAGATAATCATATTACAGATATTAGAAATTTTACTATAGCTTCTGTATTTGTATTTTGCGGATTAAGAATGTCAGAGTTAAGAGGCTTAAGGTGGCACAATATAGCTTTAGGCAAAGAAGATATAATTACCAAACAATATATAGTTGGAAAGTTATCTGTTAAAGATACCATAGTTGGATCAGTACAAGGTTATGGAAAAACTAAAGCAGCTAGAAGAACTTTTATTATCCATCCATTCTTAGATAAGGCATTAAAGATATGGCATAGAGTTCATTATAGTCAATTTCAAGACCGTACTTCTTATGTATTTCCTAGCTTAGGTCATTATCAAGATATTATAGTTCCAGTATGTGAAAGAACTATAAGAGACTTTTTAAATATTGCTTATGGTAAACTTGGTTTGGCAAAGGTTAAACTTGTTGCGAGACACGATAGAGCAGATGATAAAAGAGTAGTAGTAGAACATTCAAAATTTGGAAAAAATCCTACTAGAACATTTAGGCATTTCTCATCTACTTCTCTTTGTGATGCTCAAGCTGCTAATCCAGTTCTTACAGACAACTTTATCAAGAATTATCAAGGACATGAAAATATTGAATTAACTAAAGGTCTATATGGCAATCACTTGAATAGAGACGCTTCACCTGAAAGATTGTCTCAAGAGGTTCAAGCTTTGGCTAATGCTATTCCTATTAACTGGGAGGAGATAAGCCAATGAAGATAAAAGACTTTTCTGCTGTTAAATATTATTCAAAGAAACTTGGAAAACAGTTTTATTCACACACTACATTTGGCGAAATAGCTAACTGGAAAAAGGTTAAGAAGCTTTTGCCAAATTCAAATATCATTATTTTTCCTAAAAAATACGTTGCCTAACTAGGTATCAATGGTCATGTGGACTGCTAGATTGCAGTCTGCGTGGCTCTCAGGCTTTGTTTTTATTTAATTTATCCATCAATCTACCAATTTCTATATCTTTCAGCTGTACATCTTCTCTGGTGATAGCATGATTTTTCTTTTCTAAATCCAATTCTTGATGCAGTTTTCCATTCAATTCTTGATGCTTTATATTTATTTCTTCTAAATCCTTTATTCTTTTCTTTAAAGCTTTAACTTTATCTATCTTTTTTACTTCATCAAATATTCCAACGTAGGTCATGTTGCGTAGTCATCCTCTTCATCTCGTATGTCAACTGGTTTATCATGGCTTTCAGTTAACGCATTAGCTTTAGTGGAAGAAACTATTTCAACGTGAGTATCTCTAAGTTCTTCTTTGCAAGCATCTTTAGCATCATTTAATTTTTCCATAAGAGCTGGAAAGTTGCTTTCATATACTCCATATATATACAGATCATTAATAGCAGCTGTTACTCTTGATAAGCCTTTATGTCTTTTCTCTAGTCTCAGTAGCTTCTGGTCCAGTTTCGCCATCTTTTAAAACCTCCTTTAATTTATATTTGATATTTTCAATTTTAAGTTCATCAACCAGGACTTCACTATCAATTGGTTCTTTACCTTTGATAGCTTCATCCTCATTTAAATACTCTTCCTTTAATCTAAAGTGAGCATCACCTTCAGTAGTTTTTATTATCTTAGACATTAAAATCCGTCTGGAGTAAGCTTACCTCTATAATATCTTCCACCATCCTCGTCTTTTTTTAACTTATCTTTTATTTCATCCAACGAGCCAGTATATATTTTGTCATTTAAATTATTTCCAACATACCAATCTTTTTTATCTTTAGGTAATTCTACCGTTTCTTCTTTACGTTTAATTTGATTACCTAAGTCTATCGTTTTTTTAACAAACGGTTTGGTGTCAGTTAAAACAAGAGTAATTATTTCTTTGCTTAACAAACCTTCAGGCTGATAACTAACAACTGTCATATATTGACAAGCAGCCTCTGGATCAGTTTGCTCTTGTATCTCTATCTCAACCTTATCTGCTTTGATTACGGACATTTATGACCTACCGATCTTTTATAGTTATCTATAATGTCTTGTTCTGTTAGCATCTTATCTATCTCTATCTCAGCGTCTATTCTGTCTTGATATGAAGCAAATCCTCTATGTTTTGTTATCATTTCAGGATCAATTAAGACATCCATACTAACTTTAAAGAACTTAGCTAATTGATTAAGCCTAAAGGCACTACATCCATTAATTCCTTTTTCGTACTTCTGAAGCTGCTGAAATTTTACTTTGCAATGTTTAGCTACTTTTGTTTGGTTAAGCTTTCTATATTTTCTTAAATATTTAAGGTTTCTACCAACAACAGAATTGAAAGCTAAATCTTCTTCTGTTTTTTTGGCTCCTCTTTTATGGTCAGGCATTTTATTTCCTCTATAGTTTTGCCGAAATAATCTTCACATTGCTTTTGCCAATTACTCATATTCATAGTGGTTGATCGTTCAGCGGTTAAATAAAAGCATTCCGCTGGCATTTGGCGAAATACCTTCTCAGCATTAATAAAGAACGCTGGAAGCTTTTTTTCATACTTGAGCCACCATTTAGTATTATTAATTTGGCGGACTGGCATATCAGAACTAAAAGCCTGATAGCTAACGTATGATTGATAATTTGTGTCGTTTTCTTTTCTACTCATATTAATTCATCATAAGGATTGTAATTTCTAACCATACAAAGAACCTCAGCTAACTTTGAAGCTAGTCTTGATGCTACTATAGGTGTAAACTTCATGTGTTCACCAAATAGTGCTACTTGCTCAACATCAGCTTCACTTAGCTTATATTCTTTCCAATCATTAAAATTTAATCTCCAATTAAGATTTTCTTCTGTAGCTTTCATTTTAGTAAAAGCTTCTCTGGCAAGCTTAGTGCCATTTACATATTCTTTTTCTGTTGTAGTAGGAAATTTGATTATATTATCCATCAACTTGATCCTTAACTATTCCATCTGTATTAAATATTTTTTCTTCTGCTTTGTGCATTTCTTCTGCTTGATAAAGATAATCTTTTTTGAATTTTTCTTTTGTTCTATATAACTTGGCTGCTACATACATATTGGCTACCATATAACCAGGTATTGCAGCATCTAATCCAAGAAGAACCGACCATAAGTGTCCAATGTCGTTCATTGCTACACCAAAATCAGTGCCGTATTCTTCTTGTTTAGATTTACGGATTTCTTTAAGCTTTTGCTCTTTGTTTTCCATTTTTGCTTTTTTCTGAAAAATCTTTATGAGCAAGTTGAATGTAGTAAGCAGCTGTCTTTGCCATTGATTGTGGCATTTCAAACTGTTTATCTGACAACTCTCTAAGCTTGTTATAGGTCCT